AGATTCATCCCTCTGGCATAAAAGAGGTGATACTGGCCCATCACTTGCAGAGCAAATGAACATGAAGGGTTGCCGTTGGCGTCCATCAGATCGCTCTCGTGGCTCTAGGGTTGCAGGTAAGAATGAGATACACCGTAGGTTGCAGGTGGACGAGTTCACTGAAGAGCCAAGGCTTGTGTTCTTTTCCACCTGCACGAATACAATAGCGCAAATCCCAGCGATTCCGCTTGATAAGAAGAACCCTGAAGACGTTGATACAAATTCGGAAGACCACTTGTATGACGCATTGCGTTATGGTATAATGACCAGACCACGTAGTTCTATTTGGGATTTTAACCCAGCAAAACAAAACTCTGGCTTTCAAATGTCAGACTCAACTTTTGGATACTAATTAAATGGCAGAAATAGACGATTTATCATTTGAGACAGATGATGTAGTAGCGGCTGAATCTAGCGAAAGCAATTTGTTAAGTAGTGCAAACAGCACTGTTGATTTTGTAACAGAAAGATTTAAACGTGCAGAGGATGCTCGACTAGGAGATGAAGAACGTTGGCTACGCTCTTATCGTAACTACCGTGGTATATACGGTCCAGAGGTACAGTTTACTTCTAGTGAAAAGTCAAAGATATTTGTTAAGGTAACTAAAACAAAAACACTAGCTGCATACGGACAGATTGTTGATGTACTATTTGGTAACAATAAGTTTCCTCTTTCTGTTGAGCCATCCGTATTACCAGACGGTGTAGCAGAGTCTGTTCACATTAATATAGACCCTAATGCAGGTCCAGCGCAGGATTTGTTGTCAGAAGCTTTTGGAGATACTCCTCCTAAGCCATACTTAATTGGTCCTGATACAGACTTACAACCTGGTGAAACACGTACCACGTTACTAAAACGTTTAGGTGGTATGGATAAGAAGCTAGGACCAGTAGGTGATAAACTTATTGAAGGTGACGGTACAACCCCTACTACAGTAACATTCCATCCTGCTATGGTAGCAGCTAAAAAGATGGAAAAGAAAATACATGATCAGTTAAACGAATCTGGTGCGTCTAAACACTTACGCAGCATGGCATTTGAGATGGCATTGCTAGGTACAGGTGTAATGAAAGGCCCATTCGCTATAGATAAAGAGTATCCTAATTGGGATGAAGAAGGTGATTATGATCCTTTAGTTAAGACTGTGCCATCGACTAACCATGTTTCAGTATGGAATTTCTATCCTGACCCTGAGTCAACAAGCATGGATGATGCTGAGTATGTTGTTGAAAGACATAAAATGTCACGCAATCAACTACGTTCCTTAAGGGGTAGACCTTACTTTATTGATGAAGGTATTCAGTCAGCTATAGATAAAGGTGCTGATTATATCCGTAAGCATTGGGAAATGAAGATGGAGGATGATGATACTAATCCATCTGAAACAGAACGTTGGGAAGTTCTAGAGTTCTGGGGTTTTATAGACACAGACTTACTAGAAGATAACGGTATAAAGATTCCACGTTCTTTACGTGATCTACCAGAAGTAAATGCTAACATATGGATTTCTAACGGTGAAATACTACGTTGTGTATTAAACCCATTCAAACCTACACGCATCCCATACTATTCTGTACCCTATGAGCATAACCCCTACAGTTTCTTTGGCGTAGGTATTGCTGAAAATATGGATGATACACAGACATTAATGAACGGTTTTATGAGAATGGCTGTTGACAATGCTGTATTATCTGGTAATCTACTGATTGAGATAGATGAAACAAACCTAGTACCTGGACAAGATCTATCTGTGTACCCTGGCAAAGTGTTTAGGAGACAGGGAGGTGCACCAGGCCAAGGCATCTTTGGAACTAAGTTCCCTAACGTAGCAGCAGAAAACATGCAACTATTTGATAAAGCAAGGGTATTAGCTGATGAATCAACTGGCTTCCCCTCATTCGCACACGGTCAAACAGGAATACAAGGAGTGGGAAGAACGGCTTCTGGTATCAGTATGCTTATGTCTGCAGCTAACGGTTCTATACGATCTGTTGTCAAGAATGTTGATGATTATTTACTAGCTCCTATTGGCAGAGCTTTCTTTGCATTTAACATGCAGTTTGACTTTGATGAAAGTATAAAAGGTGATCTAGAAGTTATGGCAAACGGTACTGAGTCATTGATGGCTAACGAAGTACGTAGCCAACGCTTGATGCAGTTCCTTGGAGTAGCTTCTAATCCAGCACTTGCACCTTTTGCTAAGATGGACTATATTATTCGTGAGATAGCTAAGAGTATGGATCTTGATCCTAACAAAGTGACTAACTCAATGCAGGACGCTGCCATACAAGCAGAGATACTTAAAGGGTTTCAACAACCTGCACCAACTCCTGAAGCAGCAGGTATGGGTCCACCACCACCCGAAGGACCAACACCAGTTCCAGCAGGGGCTGATCCTGCAGATCCAACAGGAGCAGGAGGAGGTAACATAGGTACAGGTGTAGCCCCAGCACCAGATGAAGAAGGTTTCTCTGGTAATGTCGCTTAAAGCATTTGTAAATAATAAACCTGAGTGGGATGCATTCTGTAGTGAACTAGATGTTTGGATTACAGATGAACATAAAAGACTAGAGCAAGCAGAAGATGTAGTACATATTCACCGTTCCCAAGGAGCAATTCAAGCACTTCGTAAATTGAAATACTTAAGAGATAAAATCAATGGCATTAAATGAAGAAGATCAAACAGAAGTAGCATTCAAATCTATTAGAGCAGACGTAGATCCAGTATCAGGTAATGAAGTACCCCCAGGCTCTTTACCTGAAGAAGTACGAGATGATATACCAGTAATGTTAAGCGAAGGTGAGTACGTTGTACCTGCGGATGTTTTAAGGTATTATGGTGTAAAGTTTTTTGAAGATCTACGCACGATGGCTAAAGTAGGTTTAGCTGATATGGAAGCGAATGGACGTATAGGCGGTGAACCTATTGAAGAACAAGGTGAATTACCTTTTACTGATGATGAGCTTCTTGCTGAAGAAGATGCGATGGAGCCTGAAGATGAACAAATGAGTGCAGCTTTCGGTGGTCTTGTTGGCTTTGCACCTGGTGGTTTAAACATGCCCGAAGGTACACAAGTAGGAACAACTGGTAGTGCAGGTTTTGCACAAGATCCTAATGACCCAACTCAAGTTGTTATGGGTTCAGCCCTTAGTAGTACTGGATATGAGCTTGTAACTTTCTATGGTCCAGGTGGCATTAATGATAAAGTAAATATACCTTTCTTTAATGGAATGGCTTTAGCTGCTATACCACCAAACTACACAAAAGAAGCACCTCAAGAAACTGAACTAGAAAAATCTACAAGTTCTGATCGTGATCCTGTTGACCCAACATTAATGGAAAAGGTGTTAAGTAAGCAAGAAAAAGATAAACCTATAGATTTTAAAAACCCACAGAGTGTTCAGCAAGCGATAGATACTTATTATTCTTCTGGTCCTATGTTTAAAGCATTTGGGCCTATAGGATTTGCTGCAGACATAGGTATTAGTAAATATGAAAAAAGTAACTTACTATCAAGTATAGACGAAACTCTTAATGATGAAGAATGGTCTGCAGCAAATAAAAATGAGTCAGAAGAGATAGCTAAATTAAAAAATCTTTTACTGGATAAAGATGCATATCAAGCGCAGTCAACAGAAGAAAGAGGCTTTGGTGATTGGTTAAAAGATTTGTTTGGGTTTGGTGATGGTTCTTTTAGTTTAAAGAATGATCCTATACCTCCTAAACCAAGCGGTGTATCTAGCCAAGATTGGTCAGATACTACATTAGGAAATTGGGTAGACGCAACAAATCTTGTACAGTCTCTACACCCTAGTGATGATCCAGTAGCATATCATAAAGCAATTAAGGCACAGTCGGATGCGAGTCGTGCAGCTACAGCAGCAGCACGAGCAGCGACTGCAGAAAGAGAAACTATTAGTGAATCTGCGTCTCAGGTAGATGAAGAAGACGCATCTAATATAGAAGACCTATAAATAATAATAATTCCATATAACTATAAGGCTACCCAGTTTAATTACTGGCCCCAACATAAGGAGAAAAACAATGGCTGAAGTAGAACAAGTAGAGGTGCATTCCGCATCTCATATACGCAATCAAGCAAGAATTGATAAAGACGAAGCAGAGTTGCGTGAGCTTTTAAAACAAGCAGGTTATGCAGAAGAAGATGAAACCCAAGAAGAAACTACTGAAGCTAAACCCGATAGCAAAGAGCCTGAAGCTAAACCAGTACAGGCAGAAGGTGATTCCAAACAAAAAGAAGAACCCAAAGCAGAAGCACAAGAAGCAGATGACGATGATGACCTGAGTGCTGAAGAAAAGACTTTCAAGCAACGCTACGGTGACATCAGGCGGCACATGAAAGATAAGGAACAAGAGTGGAAACTCAGGTTCGAGAAGCTAGAGTCACAGCTAGAGTCTGCAACTAAGAATGAACTTGTACTACCTAAGTCAGAAAAAGACATAGAGGCTTGGTCAAAAAAGTATCCTGATGTAGCAGGTATAGTAGAAGCTATAGCTGACAAGAAAGCACAAGAGCGTTCATCAGATATAGACAAACGTCTTAAAGAAGTAGAAGAGTTACGAGTTACAGCTAAACGTGAAAAGGCTGAAGCTGAATTAGCTGCACTACATCCTGACTTCACCAAGATACGTGCTGATGATACATTCCATGAATGGGCTAAAGAACAGCCTAAGTGGGTACAAGATGCATTGTATGAAAATGTAGACGATGCTAAATCTGTAGCTCGTGTCATAGACTTATACAAAGTTGACAAGGGTATAACAAATAAAAAGACATCTAGTTCTGACAAAGCTGCAGCCTCTTCTGTAACGACAAAAAGAAGCACTACACCTGACCATGATGAAGCAGCTAACTACTTAAGCGAATCAATAGTTGCTAAGATGTCTATTAAAGAATATGAAAAGCGTATGGACGAAGTAAGAGAAGCCCAACGCTCAGGAAAATTTATTTATGATATGTCAAAGAAATAACTTGACAAATAAAGATTCATAAGTAAAACTATAGCATATACACCTTAATTAGTGTGTATGCTTTAACAAGCACTAGCCACAAAAAGACTTACCTCAAAGTATAGGCCCAGATCAGATAGGTAGGCCAACTTATCTGTAAACTGACTACCCTAACACCAAGAGCCTCTTGTAGTGGATATGTAGTGTCTATTCTCACGCCATATCTATAAAGGAGATTTAACTATGGCTATAGCAGTTGCCTCTGGCAAAAGCGGATTTGACGGCAATTTCAGCCCGATTATCTATTCAAAACAAGCGCAGATCGCCCTAAGAAAAGCATCTGTTGCAAACGCAATAACTAACAACTCCTACTTCGGAGACATTGCAAACCAAGGTGATGTAGTTCGCATCCAGAAAGAGCCTGATGTAACAGTCAACGCTCTGGAGCGTAAAACTGCAATCAGCGTAGAAGACTTAGATGATGCTGAGTTTTCATTAACCATTGACAAAGCTAACTACTTTGCTTTTAAAATGGATGACATTGAAGATCAGTTCGCATCAGTAGATTTCGTAAGCCTAGCTGCAGACAGAGCAGCATATAAAATGGCTGACGCAATGGATGCAGACTTGCTTCAGTATATGTCAGGTCACTCTTCTGCAGGTGCTATCACTACCACAACTTCAGGTACAGCACAGCACCCAACATCAGGTGAGATTAACGGTGAATTTTTAAAGACTAACCGTTTAGATATGTCCGACATTGGACACATCACAACATCTGCTTCATCAAGTACAACTGGTGACTCCATTCCTCTAGCTTCACGTCTTCCAGGCGCAACAGCGTTGTCAACATCTGTGACATCTCCGTTGACTGTGATTGCACGTATGGCTCGTCAGATGGATACAGCAAATGTTGACTCACGAGGAAGATGGCTTGTAGTTGACCCTGTGTTTATGGAAATCTTGAAAGACGAAGACTCACGCTTATTAAATTCTGATTATGGTGGGTCAGGTCTACAAAACGGATTAGCTATTAACAACTTACACGGCTTCCGTCTTTATGTATCTAACAACCTACCTTCAAAAGGTACAGGTCCAGGTACATCAGGTTCAACTGCACAAGATGATCATTATGGTGTTATCTTGGGTGGTCAGGAAGATGCGGTTGCTTCTGCAGAGCAGATCAACAAAGTTGAAAACTACCGTGATCCAGACTCATTTGCAGACATTGTACGTGGTATGCACCTATATGGTCGCAAAATCTTGCGTCCACAAGCATTAGTTGCAGCCGTTTACAACGCTGCTTAATACCAACTAAACTATTGGGCTGGTCTTGTCAAGAGGCTGGCCCTTTAGCACATTTATAACCTCATAAAGGAATCCAATAATGGCTATCACAACAGCAATGTGTACAAGCTTTAAATCGGAACTATTGGGTGGTACTCATGATTTGGACACCCACACTTTAAAGATTGCACTTATTAAAGCTTCACCATCAGGAACATATGGTGCAGCAACAACTAACTACTCAACTGTAACTGGCGCTTCAGATGAAGCTTCTGGTACAAATTATTCAGCAGGTGGGCAAAACCTAGACGGTGCTGCTATTTCCGTAAGTGGAACTACAGCTATCGTTGACTTTACTGATGAAGTATTTGCCTCAGCTACTATATCTGCTGACGGTTGTATTATATATAATTCATCTGCATCAAACAAAGCAATTTGTGTAATTGATTTTGGTGGAACTAAAACATCTACAAACGGTGACTTCACTATTCAGTTCCCAACTGCAGATGCATCTAACGCAATCATTCGTAT